AATTCAGACTGCATCTAAGAAAGGTGATGGTACTATGAAGAAGAATGGTAATGGTGGTAATGGTGGACCTCCTCCTGTTACTGCAAAAGATATTGAAGCAATCATAGCAAAAGCACCTGCTGGTCCTGTTCAAACAATTAGAATTGAACAAGCACCTCTTAAGATTACTACAGATGATAAGCCTTATCAATTGTAAAGAAGACCTTAAATGAATAACTAATTATTCAAATGAACACTCCATATCCCAAACCAAGGTGGGATCTTGAGAATGATGTAGTACGACTTGAGCAAATGATTATTGTTTACGAACAAGAAATCGAACAACTAAAGATTGAGAAGGATGAATTAAAAAGGGAGATCCTTTTCTTAAGAAAACAATTAAAGATAGAAGATGAAGAAGAAGATTAAAGAACTATTCGACAAAGGAGTTGAATGGGATAAAAAAATCTTAGAGAAGGTGGAGGAAAAGTTTAATCTTTCTCCCTATCAAAGTAAGTGTGCCAATGCTGCTATTGGATTCATACTTGGTGCGTTGATACTCTAACTGAGTCAGTAAGTCCACACTGAACTAGGCAAAAATTACTAGTCCGTGCTATAAATATTGTAGTATGGGATTGAATAATCATGCCCCTGACTCATTATACAGTCGGATATCACGACACAGATTTTCATAAGTATGAAATATGTGAGTATGCAGTAGATGCATATAATGCAATTCAACACAGTAAAGAGGATGTTCCTTATCTGAGGGAGCATCCTCATTTTATTGACTACTGTGTTAACGAGGAAGTAAATAATATTTCTAAGTTGATGGCAGCAGGAATTCCTATGGGACACTAATTATGAAACATGAAATTATGTGGTGGATGAGTAGACTCACCATCATGGGAACCTCCTTAAGTTTATCAGTGTGGTTAGCTGCACAAGCATATGCTTAAATAGTATGTTATAATATTTTCATTAACTATTAAGACAATGATTTTAGTATTCATTATCGTAGGATTATTATTCTTTATTATGGGGTATGGATTATACCTCACAATAGGGCCAGGTAAAACAGAATTACGAGATCCAATTGATGAACATGCTAAAATGCATGAACTGGGAATTGCACATACTCATAAGGAAGGCACGGTTCGTGCAATAAGAGCAAAAGAAAAAAATAATGAGGAATCATAATGGATTTTTTGAAAGAAATTGTAAAAGAGATTGGGGATGAGTACACACAACTCGCAAGAGACATCGACGACACCGAATCTTACATTGATACGGGTTCGTTCATTTTTAATAGCTTGTTATCAGGTAGCTTGTTTGGTGGTGCGTCTCGTAACCGTATTACCGCCATTGCTGGCGAGAGCAGCACTGGTAAGACTTTTTTCTCCCTCGCAGTGGTTAAGAACTTCCTTGATACTCATCCTGATGGTTATTGTCTCTATTTTGATACTGAAGCCGCAGTTAATAAGGGACTACTTGAATCTCGTGGCATTGACCTAAATAGGATTGTGGTGGTGAATGTAGTCACCATAGAAGAGTTTAGATCAAAGGCACTTAGAGCAGTTGATATATACTTAAAGACTCCTGATAGAAAATCGCAAACCTTGCATGTTTGTGTTAGACTCTTTAGGTATGCTTTCTACAGAGAAAGAAATTCGTGACGCATTGGATGATAAACAAGTAAGAGACATGACCAAATCTCAACTTGTAAAGGGAGCGTTCAGAATGCTTACTCTCAAGCTTGGTCAAGCAAATATTCCACTAATAGTCACAAATCACACCTATGATGTCATCGGGTCTTATGTCCCTACTAAAGAAATGGGAGGCGGCTCTGGTCTCAAATATGCCAGCAGTACAATCATTTATCTTTCAAAGAAAAAGGAAAAGGATAAGACGGAAGTTGTTGGTAACATTATTAAAGCTAAGACGGCAAAGTCAAGGCTCTCTAAAGAAAATCAACAAGTAGAAATTCGCCTTTACTATGATGAAAGAGGATTAGATCGTTATTACGGTCTATTGGAGCTTGGCGAGTATGGTGGTATGTGGAAAAATGTTGCTGGTAGATATGAAATAGATGGAAAGAAAATATATGGTAAAGAAATACTAAAGAATCCACAACAGTATTTTACAGATGATATAATGAGTAAGTTAGATAAAATAGCAAAATCGGTATTCTCTTATGGAAAGACTTGAGACTACAATTCTCAGGAACTTAATCTTCAGTGAAGATTATTCTAGAAAGGTTATACCTTTCATTGAACCAGAATACTTTGAACAAAGATCAGAGAAAGTTATCTTTGAGGAGATAACTTCTTTTATTGTTAAGTATGGATCTGCTATAACAATAGAAGCATTAAATATTGAAGTTGAAAATCGTACTGATTTAACAGAGGATGAAGTAAAGGGGATAAGAGAGATAAATTCTTCTCTTAATGATTCTCCTGTAGATCAACAATGGTTGTTAGATTGTACAGAGAAATGGTGTAGAGATAGAGCAATCTATCTTGCACTTATGGAATCTATACATATTGCAGACGGAAATGATGATAAGAAAAATCGTGATGCTATTCCTTCAATCCTATCAGACGCACTAGCAGTTGCATTTGATAACAATGTTGGACATGATTACTTACAGAACTACGAAGAAAGATATGACTACTATCACAAAAAGGAAGAAAAAATTGAATTTGATCTGGAATACTTTAATAAAATCACGAAAGGTGGTTTACCTAATAAGACTCTTAACATCGCACTTGCTGGTACGGGTGTCGGGAAGTCTCTATTCATGTGCCATCACGCTAGCTCCGTGTTGCTCCAAGGGAGGAACGTACTCTACATTACAATGGAAATGGCAGAGGAGAAAATTGCTGAACGAATTGATGCAAACCTTTTAGACGTATCAATACAAAATTTAAATGATCTACCAAAGAAGACATTTGAAAAGAAAGTTATAAATATCTCTAAAAAAACACAGGGTCAGTTAATAATCAAAGAATATCCAACTGCATCTGCACACGCAGGTCATTTTAAAACATTACTGAATGAACTATCATTGAAAAAATCATTCCGACCTGATATAATATTTGTAGATTATCTAAATATCTGTGCTTCTTCAAGATACAAAGCAAACAGTGGTGTCAACTCTTACTCGTATATCAAAGCAATTGCGGAAGAACTTCGTGGTCTCGCTGTCGAAGCGAACGTACCGATTGTATCCGCAACTCAAACTACTCGCAGTGGTTTTGCTAGTTCTGATGTTGATCTTACCGATACCTCTGAATCATTTGGCCTTCCTGCAACTGCTGATCTTATGTTCGCTCTTATATCTACTGAAGAACTCGAAGAACTCAATCAGATAATGGTTAAACAACTTAAAAATAGATACAATGATCCGACTATATTCAAGAGATTTATTATAGGTATTGATCGATCAAAGATGAGATTATATGACGTTGAGCAAAAGGCACAGGATGATATTCTTGACAGTGGACAAGAAGAGGAGTATAATGATGAAAAAGCAAAACCGAAAAAATCATTTGCAGAATTTAAGTTTTAATTATGTCTGGAGATTACAACACACACAACAATCAACAACCACATATCAATTATGCAGGATCAAAAGTTGACTTGGATAAGTATGCTTTATTCGTGGATGGTGTCACATCCGATCCCAGTAAGGATTATAAATCTTTTGTTGAAAGTTTGGATGACCTTGACGGACAGGGTTCCAATATTCACAGACTTCTTACTGCTGCTGTTGGTGTCAGTGCTGAGGGTGGTGAGTTTATGGAGATCGTTAAGAAGATGGTTTTCCAAGGTAAGCCTTGGAGTGACCACAATCGAAAACATCTTGTTATTGAGTTGGGTGACGTTATGTGGTATGTGATGCAGGCGTGTATGGCACTTAACATTACACTTGATGATGTGATTGCTGGTAATGTAGAGAAGTTGAAGAAGAGATATCCAGGCGGAGAGTTCGATGTTTACAAATCAGAAAATCGTTTAGAGGGAGACTTATGATCAACTTGCGTGACCAGATTCTAAAAAGTCAAATTGCATACTACAACGGTTTGATTGCAAAACATCAACAGAATGTTGAGATATATTTAAATCAACCTGTGGGTATCGGTGAACATTCAGATGTTATGGGTGC